ACAGCTAAGAAAGCGTAATGTTAAAGTCTAGGGGCGTAAGTAGAATACTTCTTAAAAACGGTAGTTCTCCTGCGTGGACTAGAAGCGAAGGTAAATCAAAGTCTGGTGGATTGAATGAAAAAGGACGTAAGTCTTATGAAGCAGCTAATCCAGGATCTGATTTAAAAGCACCTCAACCGGAAGGTGGAGCAAGAAAGAAATCATTTTGTGCTAGAATGCGTGGAATGAGAAAAAGACAAAAACCAAGCAACAATACAGGTGACGATAGATTATCTAAGTCACTAAGAAAGTGGAAATGTTAATATGACAAAAAAAGCAAAACTACAAAAAGTAATTAAAGGCTTAAACAAAGCTTCTAAATTACATGCAGGCCAAGCTAAAGTATTAAAAGGCATGGTAAAAAAAGACAAGACAAAGAAAGCCTAAATATGATGGACCCATTAGTAGTCGTATCTAAAATGCAAAAAATGATGCGAGATAGCTTACAAAGAGTCGGCGATGCCATGATAAGTGGTGGTGTTGACAATATGGAAAAATACCAGTATATGTTAGGGCAAGCAAGAACATATCAATATCTATTACAGGAAATCTCTAACCTGCTAGAAGAAAAGGAGCAAAAAAATGAGCACGGAAAAGTTGTCGACATCAATGAAGGAAGTTCCAAAACATAGGAACGCACTTTCAGAAAAGTATAAAGAAGAATCTAAAGGTGAACGAGAACCTTTAAATCCAGAAAATATCAAAGACGTAAAAGATCAATTACCGGAACCCTCTGGTTATAGACTTTTAGTTTTACCTTTCACACCGAAAGAAAAAACTAAGGGTGGAATAATTATGGCTCAAGAGTCTTTGGAAAAATTAAGGATAGCTACAAATTGTGGTTATGTTTTAAAAGTTGGACCATTAGCATATTATGACAAAGAAAAATTTCCTACAGGACCTTGGTGTAAAAAAGGTGAGTGGGTTGTCTTTGCAAGATACGCTGGATCACGATTACCAATAACTGGCGGAGAAGTCCGTCTTTTAAATGACGATGAAGTTTTAGGAACTATAAAAGATCCTGAAGCTGTGTTGCATAACATATAAACATAGAAGGAGTAAAACTATGCCAGAAACTGAAAAACAAGATCTAGTTGACATTGATACATCGGGACCCGGTGCTGATGTTCAATTAGAAGAAGAAACGGTAACGGAAGCACCAGCAGAAGAAGTTGTTGTTGAAGAAGAAACCAAAGCACCTGCAGAAGACAAATCTTTTGAGAATGAAAGAGAAGTTAAACTGGAGAAAAAAGCTGAGGAACCAAAAGAAGAACTCGAAGTATATAGCGAAGGAGTTCAAAAAAGAATTTCTAAACTTACTAAGAAATGGAGAGAAGCAGAAAGACAAAAAGAAGCTGCTTTAGAGTTTGCAAAAGGAGGTCAAGTTGAATTAGAACAATTAAAAACAAAAGTTTCTAGACTTGAACCTGGTTATGTAAACGCCATGGAAGGTAAATTAAAAACTGGTTTAGAGGCGGCTAAGGCACAACTATTAAGAGCAAGAGAAGCTGGAGATATTGATGCTGAAGTTAATGCGCAAAAAGAAATTGGTAGAATTGGTATTGAAGAATCTAAAGTTAATACTTTAAAAAATAGATATCAACAACAAGCAGCGCAAGCGCCTGCTGCACCTAGAACATTAGATCAAGCTGTTCAAGCACCTCCTGCAGATCCAAAAGCAGAGGCCTGGGCAGACAATAATGATTGGTTTGGTAAGGATAATGCAATGACTTATACTGCATTTGATCTACATGATAAGCTAACCAAGAACGAAGGTTTTGATCCACATTCAGACGATTATTATAAAGAAATAGATAGACGAATGCGTCTTGACTTTCCGCATAAGTTTGATAAACAAGTGGTATCGGAAGGAACGACCAAACCTACACAAACAGTAGCGTCAGCAACGCGAAGTGTTAAACCTGGTCGCCAAACTGTGAGACTCACTTCATCGCAGGTAGCAATTGCTAAAAAATTAGGAGTGCCATTAGAAGACTATGCGAAACAATTAAAAATAATCACGAAGGAGATATAAGCATATGCAAAAAGATACAATAAAAGCTTCCCGTGCGAGTCAAACTAGAGTTAAAGAAGTAAGAAAACAAGTTTGGACTCCACCATCATCTTTAGATGCACCCCCTGCACCAGATGGATATCATCACAGGTGGATAAGAGCCGAGTCAATGGGTTTTGACGATACAAAAAACATGGCCGGTAAGCTGAGATCAGGTTACGAATTAGTGAGAGCTGATGAATACCCTGACACAGATTATCCAGCGATTGATACAGGTAAGTACAAGGGAGTGATCGGAGTTGGCGGACTATTGCTGGCTAGGATATCTTTAGAGTTAGTTAAATCGCGTAAGGAGTATTTTGATAACCTTACACAACAAAAAGACGACGCGATCAATGATGACCTTATGAAGGAACAGCACCCAGGAATGCCTATCGATATTGATAGACAGACCCGTGTAACCTTCGGTGGTACAAAAAAAGACTAATAATTTTTTAGTAATTTTTGCCAACGAATTAAATTAATTGTGACTGGAGGTCCGTAAGGACAGGTCACTAAAGGAGAAAATAATATGGCAAACCAAGACGCAGCTTTCGGATTAAAACCCCTAGGCAAAATTGGACAGTCAGCAGATAATAACGCAGCTACTGAATATGAAGTAGCAGCATGTGCTTCAGCTTTTGCTCAAAACGACCTTATGGTTGCTTTGGCAGCAGGAACTGTTGGCATAGGCGCAGCTACTGATAACGGAGTTCTTTTGGGCTCTTGTCAGGGTGTGTTTTTCACTGACGCTTCAACAAGTAAACCAACCTTTGCTAATCACTTAGTTGCTTCAAACGCAGCTACTGATATCAAAGCTTTTATAACTGACGACCCATTTCAAGTTTATGAAGTACAATCGGCAGCATCTGGCGCAACTCAACAACTAGACGTTTTCACAAACGCCGATGTTTCTGTTGGCGCAGGTGTTACTCCGCATTTTGTTTCTAAAACTGAAGTAGCGGACGCATCAGACACACAAACAACAGCCAACTTGCGAATTATCGGAGTTTCGGATGATCCTGACAATAGCGACTTAACAGCAGCTAATTGTAATTTTAAAGTGATCATTAACGAACATTTCTATATGACCGCAACTGGCGTATAATAGCAGAATAGGAGAATAAAAAATGGCTATATCAAGAGGACAACTAGTAAAAGAACTAGAGCCAGGTTTGAATGCACTATTCGGCTTGGAATACAAAAACTATGCTAACGAACATGCGGAGATTTTTGACACTGAAAACAGTGACAGAGCTTTTGAAGAAGAAGTAATGTTATCTGGTTTCGCAAATGCACCAATCAAAGCAGAAGGAACGGGAGTTACATTTGACAACGCTCAAGAAACTTTCACCGCTCGTTATACACATGAAACGCTTGCTTTAGCGTTCGCGATCACTGAAGAAGCGATCGAGGATAATTTGTACGATAGACTTGCGTCTAGATATACAAAAGCTTTAGCGAGATCAATGGCTAACACTAAACAAGTGAAAGCAGCTAAGGTGTTAAACAACGGGTTCGGAACAGCAGATGGTGGAGATGGTAAGGAGCTTTTAGCTACTGACCACCCTATCGTTACTGGAACTGAACAGAATGAGTTAACTACAGCAGCAGACCTTAACGAAACATCTTTGGAGCAAGCATTAATTGACATTGCAGCTCTTACAGATGAAAGAGGTTTAAAAATTGCAGCTAAAGGTATGAAATTAATTGTGCCTTCAGCTTTACAATTTACTGCTGAGAGACTTATGAAGTCAACACAAAGAGTTGGAACAGCTGATAATGATATCAATGCAGTTGTATCTATGGGAATGATTCCACAAGGCTATACTGTGAATCATTACTTAACTGATACAGATGCTTGGTTCATTAAAACAGATGTACCTAATGGTCTTAAACATTTTGTGAGAGCACCATTAAAAACAGCTATGGAAGGCGACTTTACAACTGGAAACGTAAGATACAAAGCTAGAGAGAGATACTCATTTGGGTTCTCCGACTGGAGAGGTATTTTCGGATCACCGGGAGCATAATAAAATAATATTTTGTGGCGGACACAGTTCCGCCACAATTTAATTTTAGAAAGAAAAATGCGACAATTTCTAGTTAATATATGGGCTTATGATTATCATGCTAAATTTGAAGTTTTAGCAGAGGATAATCGTGAATCTATAGAGAAATCAATCCTTGACAAACTAGGAGAAAAGTCTATAAAGTGGGAAACAACAGGAATGTTTAGAGATATTCCCAACAGAATAACCTATGAGGAGGTTAATCATGACCGAAGACCTATACAAACAAAAAAGGTCCTTGGAGTTGAGATGGCAGTTGGAGTATGAGCAAAGTGGCAAATATACTCTTAACATGGTCGAAATTGATAATACAATTAAAGGTATTATTACTGAGATCAAAGCTGAAGAATTTAAAATTGCTGATAGAGAAAATGCAATTAACGATTCAGCTGCCCAAGTTTCTGTGGCAACTTAAATAAACGCTACATCGCTGAAATCGTACTTTTATGCAAGGATCTCTTGCACTCAATCAAAAAATAACATATAAATTTACCACTATACAAATTTTTAAAAAAAATTAAATGTAGACGCGTATAGTCGACATCCCCTAGGGACTACATTTAAAATATTCTAGGAGGAATATTATGGCAAACACAACATTTCAGGGAACAGTAAGAGCAGAATCTGGTCTTAAGGTCTCTGTAAAAACAGCAGCAACTGGAGCTTATACTGATTATTTTACAGTTAGTTCAGCAGGTGCTGTAACTGCGTCAAGCACATTAGCTGTTACAGGCGCAACAAGTCTAGCGACTACAGCTTTAATGACTGTAGGAACTGGTATATCAGCAGTAGCAAATGCAATTACAAAACATTCAGTAGTAACTGTTGGTAATATAATTGAAACAACTATTGCTTTAGATCTAACTGGTTTAAGTTCAAGTGCTGCAGCCGATATTATCGGTAAAGAAGCAACTGCTAATTGTCACTATGGACAAATCACAGCAGCTAATAACGGTACTATTTTATCTGGTTACTTACAATGTTTAGAAACACCAACTACTGGTGAACCAGACATTGATGTGTATACAGCGACTGTAGCTACTGGTACTGAAGATACTGCAATTACAGGTTTAACTGAAACAGCAGTATTAAATTCAGCAGCTGATTGGACTAGTTTATTAGCACCAAAAGGCTTTACAACTGTACCCCCTGCTAACGGATATTTATATCTAGTTGGTTCAGGTGGTGGAACAGATGGTGTATATGACGCTGGAAAATTTATACTTAAAATGTACGGATACGACGCGTAATAAATAACTTTATGATGGGGCTTCGGCCCCATCTAGTAATCTTAATTAAGGAGGGATTATGGCAGATACAGTAACAGGACCAACTATCATGCAACAAAATGATGCAAGGGTAGTTATCAAGTATGTAAATCAATCAGACGGAAATGGTGGAACAACAGTTTTTGGCGATGTTTCAGCAATGGAAAAAAATGAGAATGGGGCATCTTGTCTACACTTAGTATTACAAAGAGT